TCATAAGTCAATGTTCCACCAACACTTACATTACCAGAGAATGATGCAGTAGTTGCTGAGACCGTAGTTGCAGTAAGAACTCCAGTAACTATTGCGCCATTTGGATTTACATTTAGAATTGTGTTACCAACAGAAACTACTGTTGTTTCTCCCGCAACAGGTGAGAATACACCAGTTGTTGTAGCATTTGTAAAGAATACACCAGGTGCGCTTGCAGTACCAGCGGTAATTCCAAGACCAGCCTGCATACTATCACCAGTCTTCTCTAAGAAGTTACCAGTTAGATTGTATGGAGATGAGTCTACCCAATAAGTACTAATGCCGACACCGAGTGCTGCTTCATCATAGTAAATGAAGGTTCTACCGTAGTCAATATGATAGAACAGGTCTCCATTTTGTGGTTCTGCAGCAGTTGAGTATGTGCTTCCTGGGAAAGTTGAACCAATACCAATAGCACCCGCGCCACCAGAACCTCCTCCACCTTGGAAGAATATAGTAGCAATACCAGAAGCGGTATCGTAGAAACCAGTGCTGACTCCAGGTCCTCTGAAGTCAATTAATGTTACTCCATATCCAACAGCGTTTCCACTGGTTTGAACACCAATTTTAACACCACTAAGGTTTGAACCATCACCATAATAAGTTGCACCAGTTACAATACCTAAGGTCGATACACCAGTTACAATGAGGTTTGTAAACTCGTTCGGTGAATCAGCAATTGCTGCTTCAATAGTTGCTAATGTTGTTGCATCAAGTGAAGCAATATTCTGAAGTTGTCTAGCAGAACTTACAACAGAATTTGCACCAATATAAAGTGACCCAAGAGTTCCAATACCACTGAAACTTAAGGTGCTACCAGAAAGGTTGGTAATAATACCAACGTTAATATAACCGTTATCTATACTTGCGTTTGTCGCATCAACTAAAGGAAAAGTACCAACACCAGTTACGGCGATGTCTTCCGCATTTATCGTTCCCTTTACGTCTAATGTTGACAGTGGGTTGGTTGTCGCAATACCAACTTTATTTCCTACTGCGTCTGCAAGAATGAGGCTAGTGTTTACCTCAAGACCATTCTTTACGACAAAGTTCTTATTGAATCCCAAGGTTCACTCTCCCCTTGAATCGTGTTTTAGTTATTTATAAATATAAGAAAAGTATTTTATAAAAGCATGGCGTCTCAGGTTTTGAGTGGGGCAAGTAACCCATCATATACTAATAATACAGGTCAAAATGTAAGGCTTTTAATTAACTATATTGCTAGCTGCACTAGTATGACTTGGGCTAGTGTGACTGTAACTGGCAATTCAACTGTCGGTAAAGATATAATGACAATCAACGGTGAATTCAGAAGTGTTGAAGCACCAACATCTACTGGTGATGTTACTTTAATAGATGGAGTAACACAAGGACAGGGAGGTAATGGATCGCTCATCGTTTCAGGACCCGAAGAAATTCTTTCGGGATTAATCGCCGGAAACTTTGTTGGAAGTGCTAACATTTTTTATGTTCCTCGTACAATTTCACCAGGAGGAGACTTTCCATCAGAATTAGTTTTGGCAGATGGTGAAGCATTTTCTGCAACATCTGGTGCTTTTAATATCGTAGTAATCAAAGAGGACGGAACCTAATATGCCATCTCAAGTTTTAAGTGGATCATCAAATCCATCCTACACAAATACAACAGGTCAAAACGTAAGAGTTAGACTTACTTACCTTAGAGAACCAACCGCAGTATCTTGGGGAAACAGTGGTTCTATGACGGTTACAGCATCTACACCTGCACCAAAAGAAGTAATATTAGCACCATCTGAAACATTTACTGCAAACAGTGGTGCTTTTAATATTCTTATCATAAAAGAGGACGGAACCTGATCAAAGCAGGTATCCGAATCCTCTTGTTGTGAATGGATAAAGTGTGCCACTGCCACTGGTTTGAGAAATCGTGATATCACCGTTGGCGGCAGTAACAGTTAGACCAGTACCAGCGGTAATATTAGTAACACCTTCGTTAACAATAGTTGCGTTGGTAATTCCTGTTGCCATATCAAGAGACTTGGTGACAGAAATACCAGCGCCTGCTACTGCACTTTCAGTAGCAGCATAACCCCAAGAAAGATTACCAGAACCATCAGTCTTAAGTGCGTTTCCAGCACTTCCATCGTGAAGTGGCAGTCTGTAAGAGTAGTCTGCAGTTGTAGCACCGATACTTAAACCAATATAGTGACTATGGTCTTGGTCATAGATGCGGAGAGTGCTGCCAACAGAAACTTCACCTCTAACATCAAGAGCAGTTCCTGCAGTTACAGTATTAACACCAACATTTCCATTTATATCAATAATGAATGGAGTACTATCGGTTAGTTGGTTACTAACACTTACAATATTACCAGAACCGCTAGTTGATCTGATGCGAAGTGCTTCATCAGACTCGGTGTAAATATCAATTTTTGCATCTGGGTTTGCAATACCAACACCAAGAGAATTGCCTACAAAAACATCAGTTCCATCAAATCTGAAGCTTTCGGAACCACCAAAGTTTCCAGAGCTATTAAACTGAACAGAGTTTGCAGGAGCACCAGGAGAACCAGTTCCTCCAGTAGCATCAAAGGTGACGCTTGCAATACCTGATGTATTGTATACTGCGGAAATAGTAACTCCATAACCAATGAAGTTAATTTCAGTTGCAACACCAACGAAAGTCTTATTCAGTCCAAGACCAGTAGAAACACCAACATTTAGTGGTGATGCATCTAAGATGACAGTTCCGACACCAGAAGTTGTGTCATATTCAGTTCTGACGGTAGCACCAACACCTGAACGGAAGTCAATGTTCGTTGCAATACCCAAGTATTGTCCAGCGGAAGAAATTCCGACCATTGGATTATTAAGTGATCCAAGGAAACCAAATGGCTTCCATTCACTATTGGTTGTGTAAATCCAACCAGTGTATCCATTAGTAGCAGGAGTTCCGTTATATACAACATCACCAGGAGTGCCTGCCAATGTTGGTTGCGATACACCTACAGTAAACTTCCTCGATACTGATCTATCACCTTGTAAGAATAAAGAGTTTGCTTCAATACCTTTGGTAGATGTAGAAGTCAGTTTGTTGCTGAAGACAACAGGACCATCAAACTCGGAAACAATATCTCCATTAGGACCACCTTCAACTCTTAAGGAGCGTTCAATTGCTACTTCAGAAGAAGATACTCTATCAAAACCAACACTAGTATCAGAGGTAGGATCTTCGCCAGTTACAGTTGGAATGGGGATATCAAATACTTCTTCTTCACCAGTGGTTCCACTGACTTTCCTACCACCAACGTAGTAATCACCCTGGTCATTCATACCAGTGTAAAGTACCGCACCACTCTCTTTACGAGTTGCTTGTCCTAAGAACTCTTCTTGTGGAGTGAGGTTTCTAGTCTGTCTATCAGGGAATGCAGTAGAATAGTTACCAGGACCATATCCAACATATTCAAATGTATGACCTGATGCACGAATCAAAGAGTTTCTTCTAAACTCAATAGGACGTGGAGCAATCTTCGTTACAACAGCACCGTTTGAGTGTGTTGCTTTTCCTGTTCCGAGTAGTCCTCTGAATACAGAAACTGGGTTTCCAGTAACAGTACTCTTAATTCTCATAATCTCTTCATCGACCAGTAAGAAGTCACCAATCTGGAAGTTAAAGTTTTCTACGTTGGAAATTTGAATGCTTGTTGCATTTGCATTATTAATGACAGCAGAGATAGTTGTCGTAATACCAGCATAGGTTGGAACAAATCTACCACCAAGGTTTTCATCAGACTTACTAGTATTGCCCGAGTTTGCAATAAAACCAGTCTTGTGTGCGTAGATAGAACCAGCAACTGAATGGTTGCCAGAGATACCAGCATTAACAACAAACTTTGTTTGACTGACAACTTGAGTAACATAGAAGTTTCTATTATAGAAACTATCTTCAGCACCACTCAGCAATACAGACTTACCAACTTGAAGATCGTGGTTTTGTACTGTTGTTACTGTTGCAATACCAGTTGATTGGGTGTAACTAATACCAGAGACATCTAATGCTTTACCCGTTAAGCGTGCATTTGAGTCCGAAGTAAATGTTGGACCAACACCAGATGTTGTTGCATTATTAACAGTGGATGCTGAAGAAACACTAACTTCTTTTGCAGAAGAAATACCAGTGATGCGATAGTATCCATTATATCCAGCAAACGTGGTGCTTCCAACTCCATTAATCGACAGAGTTTCACCAACGTTATCAATAATAGTTGTGACACTTACAGTTGCAGCACTATGGGAAGTTGTGGTTGCAATACCAACAACTGTCATGGTATTACCAATACCATAAGCACTACCACCGTCCATAATCATAATGTCGGAGATAGTTCCTGCAGCACTTACAGTAACTCTGGCCGTTGCATTTACACCAGTTGAAGAACCTGCGTAACCAACAAGGTTTGCATTATAATAGTATTCGGTATTACCACTACCAACACCATATCCAGCACCAGGATTAACAATACTTAAAGTTGCAGCAGGGTTGAGTCCGTGCTCAATATTGGAATACAGAGTATGAACTGTACCAGCGGCACCAGTAGAGATAATATCAGTAAGAGCAAAACCAACTCGGAAGTCATTCAGAGCTTTATTTAAAGTTTCTCTTGTAACACTGTTTTGTGGTTCATCAATTACAACCTGACCAATTGTTGTTGGAAGTGCAAAAGAAGTTGATGCTTTTGGATCTGAAGTTGTATTATCTCTATTGAGTTGTGGATAGAGATTCTGGATAGGTTGAGAGAACTTCTCACCAGTAAATGGTGCAACAGTTGGTGAGTTAGAAGTATTAACAATTAACAGATGATAGATACCATCTTTCTCACCAGGAACATACTTTTGAATTTCTTCACTCTTATAAACATAGTAAGAGTTAGAATATTGCTTATTCTTAAAGTATGGCAGTGAAGTAGTTCTGCTTGAAGTGTTGTTAGTAAACGTACCAGGATTAGTTGTCAAAGTAACACTAAACTCTTTAGCACTACCGACACTTACGACATCAAATGTATTGTTGAAACCAGTGTTAGCAGTACCATCAAGGTTGTTTGTACTGGTAATGTTCAGAATCTCAACCTGAGAACCAACGTTAAGATCGTGTGGAAGTTCAGTTACAATGGTTGCAGTATTTGATGTCCAACTTGCATCAGCAATAATTCTCTGGTTCCTTAACTCAGTAGAGTTAGAAAGAGTTGCGCCAAGTGGGTTGAACTGATATGCAACTTCAGTATTAGTAGAACCAATAGAAGTATTAGAGTTCTGAATTACAAATCCTTCAAGAGGTGGTTTAGCAGCAGTTGTTGAGTCAGAAGGAATTACATAACGAAGTCTATAAATGGTATCATCAATATTTCTAGTATCAGGTATTCTCTTGATGTATGTTCTTGGAGTTGCATCACCAATAGAGTTTGTTCCAAGGTCATTAAGAATACTGTAGATACCGTTTCCAGTTCCTGCAATAGATACATTTACATACCACTGAGAATTGGTTGCATCAAATTGAACTGGGTGCCCAGTGTCACCAGGAATCTTATCAGAGACTCTACTGATAACATTAAGAGTGCCACCCTTATTATTAATCGTGAGTGGGTTTAAACCAATAGCATCGTTCAGAGTTTGTCCGACTTTTATTTGATCAGAACCAATACCAGAAGTAATGGCAAAGTAAACTTGATTATTGTCAAGTCCATCAGGAACATGACCAGTATCAGAAATAATGCGAACACTTTCACCATTTTCAAATGAGTGAGGGCCACTTAAAGTAATGGTGCTGTTGCTGATGCTGTTAATACCAGCGTTTCTACCAACAGTTGCAAGTTTTTCTGAAGTTGTAAATGTAGTGTTTGGCATTACAATTAATGCCGAATACTCTGTGGAGATACCAGTAGCACCAGTGATAACAGTATTTAAAGTATCACTGACTTTTGCACCAATACGATAACCACCAACAATACCATCTGGTTTTACTGCTTGGTTAGTCTGTTCATAAAGATACAGACGATTTGTTAAACCCATTGCAGTGGTAAGACCAACATCAATTGAGTTGTATTCAATAGTGGTCTCAGCGTTATCAATTGCTTTTGGTGGAAGGATGTGTGAAATATATCCAGCATCATCTCTAAGGAATGCATTCTTTCTAAAACCACTTGCAACTAACGCTCTGGCACCAAAGTTGGAGTTAGAGTTTGTAATTGACTGGTCACCACCAGACTCTGAAAGGAAGTGAGATGCATAACCAATAGCAAAGACCGAAACGACCTGAATATAAGAGTCGTTAGAAGTCTTGAGGTGATAGTTTTCGTACTCTGGTTTGTATCTAGCAAGTCCATCAGTATGAAGGTTTTCTACTACGGTAGAGTCTTCATATAAACCAGTAGTAGTATTATATTTTACGAATGCTTTATCATCTTTCTGCAGTCCAATACCCGTAAACTGGGCAACAACCATGGACTTAAATCCATCTGCCTTGTTACCATCAGCGTGCAGACCACACATACCGTATACAGAACGGAGTGAGCAGTTGAAAATGTAAGGAGAAGCAGAGGTTACAGTATCAACAGAGATATTGAGAGTAGAACCAGATACTGAAGGGAGTGCATTTGCTGGAGTATTTGAAACCTGATATTCAATTACAGGTTGAGCACCAGTTGCAAGAACATCAGAGACTACATACTCACCATCATATCCAGCAGAACCAATTCCTTTAATTCTAATAGGAGTATCAACATCAACTCCAGCAAGTTCACCTGCTAAAGTAACAGTAATAGTAGTACTTGCAGTTATACCATCTCCAGCACGGATACTCGAAATACCAACTTCAGCACCACGGGAACCTACGATACGATACTCATCAACCTTGGGTTGAATATCAAGTCCTGCAGCAGGATAATCTGGAGAAATGTTTCTTCCAGATGCCTGACCATATACCAGACCAACTTTCTGATAATACATATCCAGATCAGTTCTAGTAGTAGAATAGGTCTGGAAGTCATCATCAATACTTACACTATTGACACCATCAGCATACTCAAAAGTAGTCAGTTTGTGGTGTGAGAAGTTAGGAACAAATCTGTTCTCAGTGTAGTCCTTATAGCACGTCCCATTTGGTGGAGCATCAAGTACAGAGAACTGCCAGAAGTAGCAACCACCAGTTACACGGAAAACAGCAGATCTTTCGATCTCGTCATTTTCTGGGTTAGGAACATAAAGTGGTCGGATAACAGTCTTACGAAGATCCATACCAACGATGGATGTACCTCTGGGAACAATGACACCACCGTAAACACTGTTTAACTTATACAGTTCATTATCAACAGTCGTCAGGTCAAAGTTTGACGTAAGATCAAAAGATGGGAGGTTATTTGACGTTAAACCATTACGAAGTCTATAATTATTTGCACCATCTGGTATCCATCCTGGTCGGTTATCCACAACGTGATCACCAGGGTACAACACGATAGTTGTTTTGTTAAATCTATCGTTATCTAAACCACTTTGATAGGAAAAACGTGACGCTTCTATCAAAGCTCTTTGAATAGTTCTAAAAGGTCTGGTAAGACTATTGCCCTGGTTTTCGACGCTATCAGTAGCATCGATACTGTTAGGATCAACGTAAAGTATAGTACCACGAACCGACTTCAGAAAATTATCTAATCTGGAAAGACCCATCTTATTAGTGCTTATAGTTCCTGTTATGAGTTATTTATCCATAAAAAAACCCCTGCAAAGCAGGGGCAACGGAAGCACAGGGACTTCATTCACACGGAAGGAATTTATATTATACCATAACTTTCTTTATCCCACAAGACCTCAAGTTTCTTGTCAAACACCATCAAATATCTATGCTTTCTACTTCTGTCTTTCCATTCACCTTCAGCACCTTTCACACTACCTCTTGAGTGTTTGACTCCATCAGAATAGTAAAAGTCTTTCTTTGGAGCACTCAACCCATAATATTTGAAATTGCACGCACGATAAATGATTCCATGATGATGAGCAGAGTCAGCATAGCTAAGAATAGCACGAACACTTGCATCTTTCCTAAACCTCTTGATACAACGACTTACAAACCAGGATGTGATATTGTATTCATCTTTCTGAATGTCTGGGTCAACACAAAGTCGTGAAAGTTCAAATAGTCCATCCTGCTGGTCTCTTTCTAATCCAAATGCTCCTTTGGCGATTTCAGGAACAGGGAGCCCAGTAAAAATACAAACGGCAAGACACCCACCAATGTTAAGAGGACAGTCCCAGTCTGTGTGTCTAAAAAGTCCATAGTTATAACCTGATTTGAAATCTTTTGATTCATCCTTAAGGTAGTGATAGTTGTAAAGTAAGTTCTTACAACTATCCTTATCTACCCTATCAATATAAAACTCACTCTTCACTTATTGCCAACGGGGACCATTCACCCATCCTACCAAACTTCTACGAACACCACTTCGGACTTTTGTGACTCGGTGTTGTGCCCGTGAATCAAAGATAATCAAGGTGCCTTTCTTCTTTGGTGCATAGTAAGAATCATTTTCGTCACTCAAAAACTGAAGTTCTCCACCTTCATAATCAGATTCATCAGATAGTTGAAGAGAAAATGAAAGTTTACGGGAGGTCTCATACTGAAGTCCAATGTTTTCATTTACATATGCAGCAGAGACTCCACCAAACTCATTTGATAGGGTAGAAACTGACATAGTACATCGAGCACTAATGGAGTCATCACAATGCCAGTTGTAGTGTTGACCTTCTTTATATTCACTATACTGAAGACAGTCGGCATCAAACCCGTCAATAGCATACTTAAAATTCTTCTTATTGATATAGTCGATATAATAATTAAGGAAACCAGCAATCCAATGATCTACATTAACCCAAGAGTTATCAGTGTTTCTAATCTTTTTATTTTCTTCAGGAGAAATAATTTTTGACTTTTCTGTTTCTAGTTTAGAAAATTTTTCTACAATTTCATCAATAATGATATCTGGAAGTTCAGTATCCAGAAATACACTCTGAAATGCCATTTTTTTAATTACTTTTTCGATTCACTATATTCTAACATATACTCTACAGTATTGGCAACATCTTCCATTGCATCTCTTAACTGTTTTTGACCACCAGAATGTTGCTCCATGTCCATCTGTGGATCGGTGAGTGTCCATCTCCACTGTTTCATGCACTTGTTGTACCAAAGATTTATGACCATAAAACCTCTTTAATCGACGGGCATCATTTCTGGGTTTTCTAACTCAAGTTCAAACATTAATGGATGGAATTCTTCTTGCACCAGATAAAATGATGCTTTAAATAAATCTTCTTGTTCCCATCGTTTTTCGCCATCAGCAATATCTATTAGACTTAAATCATAAAGACCATCGTCTGGAAGTTCATCAAAGGTGAATGGAATTCCTTGTATGAAATACATTAGGACTATTTGTCTTCCTTCGTTATACCAAACGTATCTGGTATCTATCCGGTATTTCATGGGACTGTCCCGTACCCTAGATTATATAGGGTAAATGCGAGTGGGGGGACTTGAACCCCCACGAACTTAATGTTCAACAGATTTTAAGTCTGGTGCGTCTACCGATTCCGCCACACTCGCAGAGTGGGAACACTGGGAATTGAACCCAGACTAAGCCCTTATAAGGAGCCCGCTCTAACCGTTAAGCTATGCTCCCAAAAAAACTCTATTCGAGTTGATAAGTAGGTTGATGAAAACGACAGTATTCGTTGAATGTGATTTTCATCTCTTTATTAGTCAGGTTGCAGTTTCTTGCTGCTCTCGGAAGGTTCCACTTCGCAGTGAAAAGCATTTCCATAGACTGTCGGGTTTCTGGTCTCGTGCTCATAGTGGATTTGTATATGCAACTGTGTCTTCGTCACAAGTATCCCGAACGTATTCTAGGACACGCATAAACTCATCGATACTGTCACACTGCACAAGTTTCTCATCACCCTCACTGCCAAGCAACAGGACAGTCTTGCGGAGGGGATCAACGACACAACGTGTCAGGTACTCTTCTTCTTGCATCGTGCTTTGTTTGTTACCTGCTTATTATAGGGCATCCAGGGGGTGGTGTCAATAGTCAAAACCAGAAATTGAGAACTGGTCTTTGCTGCCTGGGTAGTCTACTGGAGTCGCTCCCTCATATTCAACAATGAGTTTCTCACCGTCAATACGGGAAGCATGAATGGTGTAGTAGCAGTCAATAGCAGCTGCGTTTCCAGACCGTACCTTTATTCCCGCACCCCAGTTTTCAAAACCATCTACAATTAAGTCTTGTGATGAACCTATCTGAGTCAGAGAGACTGTAATAGATTCAAGATCAATAAGTCCTTTCCAATATTCTGGTAGGTTAATTGTATTTGAACCAGTCAGTCTACCTCGAACATAAACACCTGCTTCTGGTCCTTCTAAGCAGATATGTCTCAGTCTATGATTTTCTTTATTGGGATGTATAATATCAAACCCTTTCCAAGACTGAACATTGATGTTTCCTTGAAAAGTTGGAAAAGTACATGTACCCCCACCATCAATATCATTGGTAACATCTATGTCATCAAACTTTACTTTTACTTGAAGATATCTTTCGCAAGCATCATCAGGATAGTCTTCATCACCTGTATGGGTTCTATGAATATAGTCAAAGTCAGGATGCTTAGTTCCTTCAATAGGTTTATCGCAGTTTTTAGTACCTATGTCTTTTTCTTTAAAATTTTCAGGCATTATTCATTCTCCTTTGTGTCATAGTGGTAACCAGAAACTGAATACTCATCGTTGTTTCCAGGGTAATCTGTGGGTGTTTCGCCAGGATATTCTACAATGAGTTTTTCTCCATCCTTTCGTTCAGCAAAGATATGATAGAAGCAGTCAATGGGCATATTGCCTTTGGACTGTAAATATACTTTCTCATCATCCCACCGTTTGATAATGATATCTTGATGTGCTCCAATAGCAGTCAGAGTAATACTTAAAGAACGTTCATCAACCAAACCTTTCCAATATTCAGGAAGTTCAATCTCAGTTTTACCTGTAAGTCTACCACGAATATAAACGTCGTTTGAAGGACCTTCAGGGCACGTATGGCGCAGTCTCCAACCCTCTTTAGTTGGGTGAGGAATATCAAAGTTTTTCTTTGCAGATAAAATATGCTTACCACAGCGAGACCTTACTTCACCTTGGGCATCAATATCTTTACCAGCAGCAATATTTACTGATACGTCAAGGTTATCTAGAATAGCAGCATCACCAATAACACCCAAAGAGTATGGGTTGTTGAGACCAGTACAAAGACCACCAGGAATAGAAGGGTCTTCACTCTGGTTATTTTCAAGTGTACCAACCATCAAGGTAGCCCAACGTGAAGGGAAGTCACCATCCTGTCCAATCTGAACTGGACCCTGAAGATAAGCAGCACCTGTAATAGGTTTACCACCATTATCTACAATAGGTCTTGGTTTTGATACTTCACTTGTAACATACAGTGGACCAGAGATATGTTCTGGTCCGTGGTTTACTGAACTCATGACTCTTTACTGTTCCTCAAAGTTATTGGTATCGATTGAAGTTGAAAATGTAGTTGTACTTAGTAATTTATCTCCAACTCCACTTAGTTTTTCAAAGGTATTAGCATAGGTCTTCATAATATTTACTGCTGCCATTTGAACAGTTCCATCAGAAATAACATTAACTAATTCATCAGCAGTAATATCAACCTTTTTAGAAATTAGGTTTACACTTTCGTTTCCATCAATAGTAACATTTCCATTCTTATTATCGCTTCCTTTTGCAATAATGTCAATATTCTCCGCTTCCATTCGGATGCGACCTTTTGTCCTAATGACAATATCACCACTTGCTGCATCAAAATACATTGCAGGTTGACCTTTTGGAATAAGGTCACCCGAAACTACTTGATATCTTCCTCTACATCTAGAACTAATCCACCCTTCTCTTGGAGCAGTCTGATCCATTGTGATATAATCTTTTGCCTTTTGTCCTTGAAACAAAAGGGAAGACTTTACCTGGTCTTCGTGAATATGACCAAAGACAATAGAACCATCTTTTGTGTTCTTTACTTTAGTTTCGTAATTTATTGACTTTGCCATTAGACTTTACCTACACAATCGATAACTTGAATAACTGTTGCTGTTTCTGGTATTTGTTCTATTGTTTCTGGGTCAACAATTTTAAAGACAGGGGTAAATTCTGCATTATATCCCGTATCAGATACAACTTCAATGACAGGAAAGTCACTAAATCCCATTCCTGGTAGTATAACTTTAACTCCAACAACTTTATCTCCTTCAATAACTGGTTCTAATATTGCACCATTATCTGGAGTAATTTTTATAGTATCGTCAGGTTGATATCCAAATCCAGGGTCTTTCACTATAACATCATCAATTTCAAGTATGACTTGATATGCATCATCTGCTTCAACAGGCACTCTTGGTGGAAAGTACACTGCAGTGTTCTCTGGAGGAGCAACACCTTCAGGCACTACAACATAGTTTCCATCAGTATCAATAACATATCCTTCACTGGGTTCTGCCCAGACTCTTTCATTTCCACCCAAACTACCATCTGGTCTAGCAATGTAACCATCACCAGGTGAATCTACAACTATTCTAACTACTCCAACTTCTGGTCTACCTGTAACAGGATTAGTTCTACCAGTTGGCCCAAGGACTGCTCTTGCAGAAGCACCTTTACCGTTACCACATTCATCAACTAACTCAACGTATGGGGCACTAAAAAAGTTTCTGCCTGGGTCTTTAATATCAAAACCAATAATAGAATTTGAATTGGGACTAATAATAGCATTTGCGACAGCACCAATACCATTACCACCAAATATTTTTACCTTTGGTGGACCACAAGTTTGTGGAGCCGTTGGACAAGGAGGACCTTGAGGCAGCAAATCCTTTGGTTGTAAAGCAACAACTTGATTTATGTTAAGTTCACTAACACTGCCATTACTATTTGTATAAAAAAACTTTGTTCCTGGACGCAGTTTTTCAATCGCAAGTGCTTGGTCTTGAGTAGCATCCTTTACTAAAGTTCCGTCATTGTCAACGTATGATACTTTGACTGCTTTCCTTGGTATAAATTTTTGTAGATCTAAAAGTGACATTTATATTCTCCTATTCTAACGTAAATTCAACACCATTAACTTTTTCACCTCTCAATAATCTTCTTGCTTCTTCACTTTTCTTCTGGTCATTAGTTTGGGTGCTTTGGTCGGTTACTGTTGGTTCTCGGCGCATTGGGGATTCTACGTTAAGAGGAACTACACTTGATCTAGTATTATCTTCCACTGTACCAACATCATCTGGTCCTCCAGTAGCAGCGGGACGACTTTCTTCTGCTCTTTGTGCTTCGATACTACTTTGAGTTGGTTGCTCCTGTTCGGTAGAAAGGTTTGCATTAGTGTCATTTGCACTCTGACCTGTTTCACTCTCAGGATTTCCACCGTTCGTTGATGCTCCTGCTTGGTTAATATCATCATACTCAGCACAGGATGGTTCTTCGTCACACTGGAAGAATGTAAGAATACCCATAACCATATTGAGAGCATTGAATGCACTACCAATCAGGTTCATTGCTTTACCTGTAAGTCCACTAATAAAGGATGCGAGTGGTCCAACAACACTATCAATAAGATCTGTGATTTGACCAAGAACACCATCAACAAGTTTAGAAACTATATTCTCTGCGGCACACATTGGTGCGTTAATAAACTTACCTAGGATGTCGTCAAGCAGTCCCTCAAAAGTTTTTTGCAGTCCATTTATTATCTTTGCAAAACCACAAGATAACCCATTTAAACTTTTGCTTAGTTTATTCTGTAACTCAGAGATATCTGTAGGAAACAAGAATGGTGCTATATCTTGAACACCTGCTTTTATCTTTTTCAATACATAACCACGAACACCACCCATAATGGTCTTCATAAAAGAAGCAATTTCTTGAGCAGCGCGTGAAGAAAAATTACGCACTTGAGATGTAACTCGGTTTACTTCTGATATAAAACCTTGTGCTTTCGTTAGTTTCTTCTTTGCTTCCTCAACCTCATTAATCATATTCTTAATGGTAAGTTGAATACCCTTCATTTCAGAGTTATTCTTCTTACACTTTCGCGATGATGCTAAAGATTTTCTTTTATATATGTCCGCATTGTTTATTCCCGAAGCTTTTTGATTTCGATGACTAGTCTCATCTGATTTTTGAATTGGTTGTGTATTATTTTCTGTTAAAAAATCAGGAACTAATGCTTTAGGACCAAAGGTATCATTGAACTGCTGATATCCTGCAAGAGGACCTGTTCCTTGCTTCTTGGGAATATTATTACCATTCGTATTAGGAAGGATGCCGTCAATGTAAGGTTCTTGACCACCTTCACCATCAAGAAAGAACCCTGTTACAACACTTCCTGCTGCAATTGAAGGAGTTTCAAAATATCCACCGTGTCCAGACCCTGCTGTAACAGGAAGAATAACATTTGCCATCAAGAGGTGTTCATCAGGAACAACTCCAGGATCTCCAGTATTCCAACTAAAGACTCTAACTTTATATCTAAAACCCCACCCTTTTATTTCATTAGGGTCAGAAAAAGTATGAGGAATAATATTATCCTGCCAAGTTGCACTAGAAACTACTCTTCCAAACCATCGTGGAAGAGTAGATATAAATTCAGGGTTGAATGCAGTGGATGAAGATTCAGGCATTATCAGTCCTCATAGATTCTGCACTCATCTGCTTCGGGGTTTTCATCACAATACATCTCAAATGCTGTTGGGTCGTGGTCTTCATCAGGGTGCGTTGCCTGATACTTTTCAAGATGGTCTAATTCATCTGCTATATGACGGCGCATCTGCGGAGACAGAGTTCCGTTCTCCAGCATATCTTTATCGTCGTTAATGTGTTGTTGAATTGATTTTTCTGACATGGTTCGTTATGCGTTGGACTTTCGACCGTAGGAATCTCTGATGAGATTCAATGATGTAAGAGTGTCGGTTGGTGTAATACGATGACAGACATCCGCTATCATATATATGCCACTCATTTTCTTACTTGGTTGTTGATTTGGTTTAGTTGAGAGTTCTGGGAAGTCACAATGTATCAAATCACCCGCTCGAAGTGAGAAGTCACCCACAAGCATTACATGAACTTGAATAGTTCCAAGTTGATTATAACGCATGTTTGCTTGGTTAGTAATACTTTGACGCTCTAGGTTTATTTCCTTTGAGTGTTCTAGTTGCTTTTCAAGATTTGTTCCAGAAGGGAGACCACCGACATCAGAAGCATTATAGGTGATTCTAGATGGTTTGTCTGTAAATTCTTTATTTACAAACTCAAACTCATTACCTGCAGGTTTAATCCCTTTTTCCTGTTCCAGATAATCAAGTGGTTTGAGTTCAAACTTACTCTTATAGAAGTCAATCTGCTTGTGTTCAGTATTATAAGTGCCCATCATTAACTTAGGTTGCAGATGGATATTTGTACTAAACACTGGTGGATTCAGTATTTTTCCATTATATCCTACCGGAAGATCTGATTTATTGTTAAAAATGTATTTACCTTTACTCTCTTGAGAAAATAATCCATCAATCGATTTAAAGTTAAAACCATCATAGGTTTCATAGAAAAGATATCCAGCAGACTTTCCTTTGTTCTTTGCAACAGACTTCTTTGCTAACCAAGTAATAGTCCAGAATGGTTTCTTAGTTACTCCAAGAAAATTATATTTGTTTATAGTATCTTCAATACCCTTCAAACTCTTTGGAGTTTTTATAACATCAGTCATTATTTTTCTAACGGACTCTGATATTCTTCCGTTATATCTTCTGACTACTCTTGTTAATTCATTATCAAAGAACTCTTTTGATGAAGCATCAATAGTAAATATTTTACCTTTAGAATAGTCTTCAACTGTATTACGAAGTTGATTTAAGTATAAAGCATTATCTTCAGAAAACTTTAACTTCGTTCCAAAGTTATCTTCAATAGAAAGATTTATCTTTTCGCCACCACCAACTTTAAGTCCATCAATAAACTCAACCAGTGCATTATCATCACCAACAATATCACTTCCAGTATCAATAATTTGTGCGGTTACTTTTACACTATGCTCAAATATACTTTCATAATATCTCAGTTCAACAGTGCCACTTTTTACATCACAACTTTGAGTATCCTTGTTTGAGAAAACTTCAAATACATTAATTTTAGCTGATTCAGATTCTTTTGTATATCCCATTTTATTATGCTGCTAACTGTTGAGCGATAGAACTGTTGTTAATATTTAAAGAACTTCCACCGCCGCCATTTGAGGCGACGAACCTAGTATTATTAACAACGGTTGTTTTAGGTACAATTATTACATTAGTCTGCCCATCACCATAGTCTGGTGTAGTAGTAAGACTTGCAATATCACCACTCTTGTTTGGTTTGGCGATGTTTGCTTGTGTTTTAGATTTAGATATTCTATTTAAGAATTCTATTGGGTTCACAGTTCCCTGGAAACCAAATGTACTGGTGCTACCTTTTCTTATCTCATAATGAAAGACACCTGTTTGTGATGTTCCAGTTTGAATTGCATCTCCAGGTTGAACCACATCACCAAGTTTTACGTGGTTATAGTCACCCTCTGCAATTCTTTCAACTACATTAAGGTCTTTATTGTAGATATCAACGTATTTACCATATCCACCTGGGTCAACGCCAATCTTAATAACCTTTCCTCCAATTCTTGAATAGAAAGTATCATTTGTACCAGCATCAAAGTCAACACCAGCGTGCTTTCTATCTGGTATTCCATCCCTATTGTCATCTCTAGGAGCACCATAATTTTGTCCTGGTTTTGTATTCGTAGGAGGAAGTGCAGGAAGTCCTGATTGATCTATTACAGTTGGTCCACCTGATCCATTTGGTTCCGCAAATGTAAAAGGTTTTATTTCTTCTTCTTCTGAACCAAGAACAATATCCATAAATTTCTTTTGCCCTTCCCTGCTTTTTTTTACATTCGCTGCCTGAACAACACTATCATAAAGAGACTTTCCTAGAATATCACCAAGAATACCACCTCCAATACCACCAAGTAAAGTACCTGCAAGTGGTATTACAGATCCAATAGCAGCTCCAGCAGCAGATCCCAAAGCAGCACCGGCGGCACCAGCGGCAGCTCTAGTAATAGAATCTCCTGAAGCAATATTAAAAATGAAGTCAACAAGTGGACCTATAACAGGAACTTTACCAAGAAGTCTTGCAGCACCTTTACCACCCACTCTTATTGCAAGTCTTCTACCACTTCTACGAATACCTCTATCAAATATTCCTGCCGGTCTTGCTGGTGCTGCAGGTTGTTCTAATACTCTAGGAGTAATACCTTCTCCTGGTCCTGGTATTGAAGGTCGTCTAAATCTTTGACCTTCTAATATTCTTTCTGCTCTCGCTCTTGGATTTCTATCAACTGGACTAGGAATATCCAAACTTGGGACATTAATTACTCTATCAATCTTACCTTTCTTTACCAGAATATCATATGCTGCTTTTCTTGTGAAGAAATCTTGTCCATCAACGTCATTTACAATTTTAATTAAATCTGTGGGTTGATATCCCAACTTCATAAAAGTTTTTTTAATTCTAGCAATTTCGGCACCAAAACCTTGTCCCAATAGTTGTGTACTGGTTAAAGGTCTTGGCGTTCTATCAGGTATTTTAATTTTTGTAGGTTTGCTTGATGCGGAGAACTTAGGAAATTTTTTGGATTTCTTAGGTCTTAATGGTTCATTTTTACCAACAACATTTCCAAAACCAACCGCTCTCAGAGTATTTCTAGCAACATTTCTGCTAGAAGCATCATCCATAACACCAAGTCCAGCCCTTCTCAGTGCCTGATTTGCTGAATCTACGGCACCATCAACAATACTCTTTGCAATTGCTTTGTCTTTTGCTGATGTATAACTTTCTTTCTGTGCAATATATTGAAGAGCAAATGCTGGGTTTTTTAGTGCTTCTTTAGTTGGCAAATCTTTTGCTCTTGGCATACCCAAGCTAGTCCTCAGCATCATATTTGATACTCTTGCTCTAAAAGATGGGGCAGTATCTTTTACAGTCCTAGATGCATATCTACTGTAATATCTACTACTATCAATACCAGAAGCAAGACTACCGCCACCACGAAGAGCATCTTTTACAGCATTAGGAGGACCACCTCTAAGACCAAGTATAGCACCAGATATGAGTATACCACCACTAAGTAATTCACTAAAGTTATTAGTAAATTTGTCAAATGTTTCTTGATACCCTTCTGGTAATATATTATCAACCTGTTGTTTTAAAAAGTCAGCTGCTTTATACCCTCTATCAATAAATTCAGCAGTGTTATTAACAATATTACCAACAGTATTTGTAAAAAACTGCAATACTGGAGTAATTTTTTTAGCAAGGTTAATTAACTTTGGAAGGATAGGTATAATTCTATCTACCGCAAGTCCAAGAACACTATACAGAACAAACCTTCTGATGGTATCTAAGAATCCAGTTCTTGGCAATCTAAGAGTTGGAAGGTTACCACCAAACTTAAAAGTTCTTGACTCTATCTCTTTTTCTTTTTTACCTCTTCTTTCTCTTTCTTTTTCTAATCTTTGTTTTTGAGTTTTTCTTTTCTCAAGTTTTGTCTTTTCACCAAAGAGTTTTTCTGCCAGAATAAACTTATTCTTAAGTAAAGTAGTTTGTTCCTTAAGATCTTGTTGTTGTGGAGTTTTGATATCATCATCAACTTTTGCATATGTTCTAGTCGTGATGTTAGATGCAGGTACTAAGAAATTAGTAGCAACAAGAGAAGAACTTCCCTTTGATGGACCCGAAGGTAATAGTCTTTTAGGATCTACTTTTTTCATATCAGATCATCCCCTCTATTCCATAAACAGCAAAGTTAACAATTCTGCTATCACTTATTTGTGCTGCACTAAACGTTTCTGTATCTGCCGAGGGTGCCATCTGGGAAACTCCGCCGCTGCTATTCGTAATTTCAGGCAAAGTAGTTACATTCACTTTTGATCGTGCTGATGGCGGTTCAGGTGCAGTTTTTCTAATTTGACTTGGTGCCAACATACTATTACTGTATGTTACTTTTGGTGTTGATGAACTTACACTAGCACTTGCAAATGATCTTCCACCAGATGGTTTCATCATATGGGGATGATAAGTTCCTTTTGCCTTAGGAACAACAGAAGTGGTAGATCCACTCATTGCAGAGGTAACTGTAGATTCACTCCTTATAGAAGAAGTAGATCCACTCCGCGCAGAAGCAGACATAGACATTCTTGGTATTGAAGGTGCCCTGAAAGCACCCATCGTGATTTCTGGCGACATCATACCACCAACAACTCCTCCACCTTGAGCAAGTTGAACTCCACTTGAAAACTTAGGAATGTTTGTCCCGCCTGCAATTTTATTCAAGTTCATAAAGAACTGAGGACCATAAGCATTCACTGCACGCTTAGATACAACAAATTCTCCAGGTTGTGCTGCAATGAGTTGAGTGTCAGGTCCTGCTCCAGTTATTTTGACGCCACTAGTTTGTCTAATAGGTCCACCAGACTGGAACGTTATGTCATTAACATTAGTTGCACTTTCTGGGGTAATAATATTCTTAATGTTGACTGGATTATTATTGGTAATGTTTTTTATAATATTTGGAACACTATCAACAATACCACCACCAAAGTATGATGGAGTAACAGGTGTTTGAGGTTGTGTTGTTGGTTCTCTATCAGAGAACTGAAAAGGTTTTATTTCTGGTTCTGGTTCTGGATCTGGTGATTTAAAAGTAGAAGCTGCTGCACCAACACCAAGAAGACCAAGAGCACTTGCTATAACTTTATTTGCTTTGATAAGACCAAGAATTTTTGGTCCAAAGAATTTCAATACACCAAAAATACCACGAACAAATCCACCAAAAGGTGTGAAGAAGAATAATAATCCTCCAGTCAATAATGGCCAGAAGTCTTTTAAGAATCTGAAAATAGAGTCAACTTTTTGTCTGTTTTTGGGATCTGAGAACCATTTGAATAAAGACTGGAATGCAACACCTAAAAATGCCTTGAATAAGAAGTCAAATATTCTACTCAGTATTCCTCTAACTGGAGAGAATACCTTACTTACAACATTTGAAACTTTCTTCTGTTCTTTTTCAAGAAGTTTTTCTCTATCTGTTCTTCTCTTTCTTATAGTTTGTCTTCTTTCTAACTCTGCTTGTCTTTTTTCTTCTTTATTATCTGCTCGTATTTCTGCAAGTATCTTATCTAAAGACTCATGAATATCCTTGAGATCTTCACTTACTTTCTTGACACCTGGACTTTCTGGTATTACTGCATTACCAGTCAGGAAAAACTTATCTTTTGATACTTTTAATGGAGTCGTTCCAGTAACTGCATTAACAGATGCTTTCTTTTTATTAAGTTTAAATCTTCCTACTTTACTCTTTATTCTTCTAAATTCATCCTGCAAGAGCATTTGCTCATCTCTTGCAAGTGAACCACCACCCACACTGACTTGTACAAGTTTCTCTTTTAGTAAAGTCTTATAAGTTGCATAGTCAATATCAAAAACTTGACCTATTGCTAATATTCTTAGAATCCTTTCATCTATATACTCATCAACTAAATCAGTTTCCCTGGTCCCTTGATATAACGCTAGAGCACCACCACGCTTTTTCTTTCCTTCAGATCTAATACCTTCCAACAACTCATCTAGTCCAGCGGGAGCTTCATCACCCTCTGAACGTATGCTTGCTAGTAGATCGTCTAAATCGTCAGGACCCATTTTGTTGCTGCTTTAGTTTTTCTTCTTCTAAATGATTTTTCAACATAGCAACGTAAATATCACGCTCCCACGGCATCATATTTTCAATCTCTGTTAATGAATATTTATGGTACTGCATTAACGAAAAATTGAGAGTGTAGAAGTTTTCAAGGTCCATATGGACCAGGGCTATCCGAAAAAACTAGCAAGTCCTTCCAGTACAACAGTGCTTTCTACCCCAGTGTTTGGATTTTTCACAGTAATATCATGAGACAGTTTAGGCATCGTCTCAAAGAACTTTTCAACCTGTTTAAACTGTTTGGAGTTCATTTGCTCCAAGAAGTCATTCATTTCTTTCTTGGTCACATCAGCAGTAGACCAGACTTCTTCTTCATTATAAATCTTATCAACACAAGAAGAAATCAGTTCAAAGGACTGTTCCATTGAGTTCTCTGTGCTGAAATCAAAGTTACTCTTGATAAACTGTTCCAGAGATGGATACTTCATCTCCATAATCAATGAGTTATCAAGTTGAATTTTATTGCTATGCTCTTTGCTCTTTTGAACTTTGATATCATCAATATTCAACATAATAGGGACTGTAGTTTGTTCATCATCAGGACAGATGACGTTTACTTCAATCTCTTCTCCTACAGACTTACCACGAATGTTGAGGAACAAATATTCAATGTCAAATGTAGGGAGAGTCTCAACTTTGATACCTCTAGTCTGAATACAGTTTTTGATAACTGCTTTCATCGCAGTGGTAATCTCTTTTGAGTTTTCACTTTCTAGTGCTAAAACCAGAAGTTTTTCTTCCCTTACAAGAAATGGTCGGTATTGTACTTTTTTTCCAGTTGATGGTAAATTCAACTCATAAGTTGGTGTCGAAATCTTTGGTAATGGCATAATAACCTATAGAATATTTCAGTGTGATTATTTATTGAGTCTGTTGACCTCCAAGAATGTTGGGACCAAATTGTCTTCCACCTTGCGCCTCAAGTTGTTCAGCAAGCTGCGCTTGAGTAGGTCTTCCATCTTCAATAGTTACTCCTATACTAGGTTCTCCATTTGGTCTTTGTAATCTTATTTTTTTAGGTTCAAATCTAGGGTCCATAACATAACGAGAGTAAGTAAAGTTTACTGTGCATTTTAATAATTCTGATGTATCATATCTAACAGGCATTGTTACTACACTAATTGGAAATGCCTTTAAAAATTTATATTCTAAACAAGCACCGGTATTTTCATAGTCTCTTTCAAACTTTGTAATGTATAGGTTGTCAGTTTGATACTGTTTTGGATATCTTACTCTATAAAAATAGTTATTTTCTAGAATACCAGGGTCAGTTTTATACTGCTCTCCAACAATATATGACATCCAGTTTTCAAAAAACTTAATTATAGTGTAATCATGATCAACCATAAACGTAAAACTAGCACGTTCATCATATTCTCTACGATATGCATGTCTCTCAGTAACTCCCGTAAAATCATTATTAATTGTGTGAGTCATAAGAGACGAACCAGGAAGTGCAGCCTCAGCACAAGATAACTCAATAAGTTCTTGATTATCTCTAGTATAAGGTGTTCCTTTTTCTTTAGTCCAGTCTTTTACTGATTGTGGTGGCGCAAACTTACACATATAATTGGATGTAAGGGCAGGTCTTAACAACCTACTTTTAATTTCGCTTAGTTTTCTTGTTCTATTGTCTGGACCACCAGAAGAATTAGTGGGTCTATCTGCCATCTATAAATACTATTTGATCCGATATATTATGTATAATGGCAGGAACGATAAAAAGTCGGTACAAACCTGAGTATCCAAGAAAATACAAAGGTGACCCCAATAATATCATATGTCGTAGTTCTTGGGAACGCAAATTCTGCCGTTGGTGTGACTTGAATGAGAATATTTTAGAGTGGGGCAGTGAAGAGTTTTGTATCCCATATCGTTCTCCTGTTGACAGAAGAGTTCATCGTTACTTCCCAGACTTTATTATTAAGGTAAGAGAACAAACTGGTGATATTAAACGTTATGTTATTGAAGTAAAACCAAAGAAACAGACACGACCACCAGTTCAAACAACTAAGAAAAGGACGAAAACATATATCAACGAAGTAAAAACATATGCTGTAAATGAAGCAAAGTGGAAAGCAGCAGATGAGTGGTGTAAAGATAGACTATTAGAGTTTAAAATTATTACAGAAGACCAACTAGGTATCAAGTAATGGCAGAAGGTTTCGGTAAGGATATACAAACTTCTTCTAGTAAAGTGTCTCAACTTAGGAAAGCACTTGCGATTGAAGGTGCCGAAGATGCTGACCTTATAATGATGAATATTCTACAGATATTCAACGAAACTGACTTAATACCTGATGCTGGTAAGTTTTATACGTTCGTCTATCAAGCAAAGACACCAAAGTTAGAATACGACGAACATCCTTTGGTTGCAGTAACTGAAGTGTTTAGATGGGGTTTCACAGGATATAACTATCACTGGCGTCGAATGAGACGATATACTTGGGCAGAAATTGTAGGTTCTCTACACGTTGTAAGGGAAAATGAAGTGCGATACTTAAGTTCTTTACCTTATGGAAAAAAGAGGATAAATAACTAAAAAAAGTATATCTGATGTCAGAACAAAAAACTGGTTTTTCTAAAAGATTTGCCATAGAAATTGATACTGGCGAAACTGAGACAAGAAGACGCGGACAAGGGCGAGGGAGAGAGGTAACTACTCCAGTAACTCAAAGGTTTCCTCCTGATAGAACTAAATCTTTGAGGACTAAAACTACTTATACTAAAGACGATAGTACTGGAAGACTTACGGATCCGAATGTAGAAGTCTATCAGGAAATTACCAAAGAGCAGTGGGATCAATTACCAGATAGTGTAAGAGATTCCCAAGCAGGAATTGGTGGAAGAGGTGCGCGACCTGGAAGAACAGTATATTACGGAAAAATAGCAGAAATACCTGCAGGTGAAAGAGATTATGTTACTAGTTCTTTTAGTGATACTGAAGGTGGTGAAGAAAGAACCGTAATTGATGTACTTTATCCTGGGAACAATGGGGAGCAAAGTAAGAACGCAGAATTGTTAAAAGAAGAAATTGGTAAATATAAAAATAGGGAAGGGCAGTTTAGAACTGTTTCAAGAGTAGCAAATGTGACTGTTCTTAAAAATGAAGATATTGATACAAATACACCCGACTCCAAAGATCAACTTGGATTGGGTTCAGATGGACCAGAAGATATCGTAGATAATGATGCAAATAACATAATATCTGAACCCATACCATTCGATGTAGCGGACTTCAGGGAAGGAACAAATAAAGGATTTGAAGATTTAAGATATCCAGATAAATTAAAAGCAGAACTGCAAGATGTCATTAAGTTTACGCAAGTTATATACGGAACTCGTTCTTTTAGTAAAGAGAATGTTGGTAAATCTACACCTAAAGTAATTGGTTTTGCAAAAAGAGATTTAAACAAAACCATCAAAGGAAGTGTAACTTTACCTATTCAGGATCAAATAACAGACACTAATATGGTCGATTGGACTAATGATCAGATGAATCCATTACAAGCATTTGCTTCTGCTGGGTTGATGGGTATGGACAGAAAAACTGTAGCAGGAACGGTAAATAATTTACTGGACACAGCAAAAAAATTAGCGGTTGATGATGATATTAGTGGACCCTTAGGAACAGCAGTGAAAGCATATCTTATTCAAGAGGCAGTTGGTACTCAGAATCTTCTTTCAAGAGCAACGGGTTCTATTGCAAACCCCAATATAGAGCTTTTGTTTAGATCACCACAACTTAGACCTTTTAGTTTTTCATTCTTCCTAGCAGCAAGAGATGATAACGATGCGAGACAGATAAAACAGATTATTAGATTCTTTAAGCAAGGGATGTCAGTCAAGGATACCGCGACCGATATATTCTTAAGAGCACCTAATGTATTTAGAATTCAATATTTACACGAAGGTGGTCCTCATCCAGGTTTGAACCAAATTAAAGAATGTGCTTTAACAAACTGCAGTGTTCAATATACACCAGCAAATACATATTCAACCTTTGAAGACGGTACAATGACTGCTTATAGAATAATTCTTCAATTTACAGAACTTACTCCTGTTACGGAAGCAGATTATAACAAAGATGATGTCACACCCATAGGTTACTAAAATGCCAAGTTACTTCAGACAAGTTCCAGATTTCGATTACGTCAACAGAAATGCTGGAGACAAATTAATATCAAGTTACTTACCAGTAAAGAATCTTTTCAAAAGAGGAAAACTTAGAGAAGATATCTTTGGTAGTTTAGCATTCTTCACCAAATATCAAATCATAGGTGACGAAAGACCCGACAACGTTGCATTTAAGTTTTACAACGATCCAACATTAGATTGGATTGTTCTAATATCAAATAATATCCTGAATATTCAAAACGAATGGCCAATGCCACAAGCAGTCTTTGACAAAGCAATGCTTGAAAAGTATGGTTCTTATGATGAACTGTATAATGGTATTCATCATTATGAAGCAAATGAAGTCAAGAATACTGGAGGAACAGTTTTAATTCCAGAAGGAACTACAATTCCAAAAAACTGGAGAGAGAATGGTAACTTTATTCAAATCAATAACTCAAAGATAAATCAAATATTCTCTGGTGATGCATCTAATCCATCTACAGTTGTAAATGTAACCTTAGAGACTGGCATCTTAGATTTGAAAGTTGGTTCTCAAGTTGTTATTAGCAATGTATCAGAGAGTGCATACAATGGTAGGTTTATTGTAAAAACTGCAAATATTCCTTTTAATGATAATATTGCACGTTCATTTACATATGAACTTTCAGAAACACCAACTGTAGCACTTCCAACTATGAGCACCAGTAAGCAGGAAGAGGTTCTGTTCAGAAGTGATAGTAGCAGTGCAAACTCTTATTACTATGAGTTTTATGATGAGGGTCTTGAAGCATATCAGTTGGTTTCATCTTCATCAATAGTAAGAGAAGTTACTAACTATGATTACGAATTCAAGATAGAAACTGATAAGAGAAATATCTTTATCTTAAAACCTGAGTATCTTAATATTGTTCTTGAGGATATGGAAGATATTATGGAATACAAAAAAGGTGGAGCTCAATATGTGAACCCCACCTTAAAGAAAGGAGATAATATTCGTTTATTTGAATAATAGATTAAAGTATGCTGCCACCACTAACAGAGTGAGGCAGAACTGATTATACTTCACTCTTCAGCAAGACGTTGGAAGTAACTCAGAGCATCATCTTCTTCCTCAGAAGAGTTAGAAGGAGTGATGTCTTTTGAGTTGAAGTCAGAACCAGAACTAATGTTATTCAGTTCATCACGCATAGACTGCGGCATTTCTGGTGCTTTGCTCTTGCGATAAGATGCTTCCAGTTCTTCCATCACATTCTCCTCACGGGTAGGAGTGCGCTCAAAGTTAGAATACTGGTCTTCCTGTTCGCGAACTGCAGTAGCAGGAGACTTCTTGCCAAGAACCATCTTCAGACGCTTGTCAAGGTCTTCATAAGACTTGAACTGGTCTGCAGCAGTCAGAGCAGCAAGAGAATACTCTTTCTTCCACAATGCTTCCAGAGCATCATCATCAGAAAGCAGAGCACCAGGTGCAGCAAACTCAGATGCATCGTAGTTCCAGTAACCTGCAACTTTCTTCAGTTTCAGTTTGAAGTTAGCACCTTGCCAGAAGTCGAAGGGGTTGATTGCTTCTTCATCTTCAAACTCAGGTTGCATAGCAGCAAGGATCTTATCAAAGATCTTCTTGCCAAACTTGTAAAGGAAGACATTGCCCTCATTTTCGGGATGAGCAGGATCCTTCACAACATAGATGTTTGCATAGTAAGACAGCTTACGCTTCTGCTTACGAACAGTTTCTTTATCTGCATCAATACCACTGTTCCAGAGTTCACGGTTGTGCTCTGACACTGGGTCTTTCTGACCAAGAGTGGTCAGGGAGTTCTCAATGTACCAACCACCAGGACCTTGGAAGGCGTGGGAGTACATCTTGACCCAGGGGAGTTCTTCGCTATCAGGAGCAGGCAGGAAACGGATGACGGCATAACCATTGCCAGTCTTGTCCATTTCAGGTTTCCAGAAACGCTCATCGACGCCTCCACCACCAGTGTTATTCATCTTCTCAACTTGCTTGACCAGTTTGTCGGTCAAAGAACCCAGTTGAGACTGCTTCTTCATGTTTGCAAAAGACATTTGGATTACCTCGGTTTGTTTGGATTTGGCTTGTTTGGACTTCGTTATTCTACAGGTCTGTGCCTGTCTTGTCAATCTGGTTTCGCATCGCTTCTAGGAGACTACTCATGTTATTAAACATGATATTCATATCCATATTGGGTGGCATACCCATCATAACAGCAGAGTCACAGATTCTCTGCTTCATTTCTTTTGCCTCAGGGTCGTCAGACAAACTCATACGAGTATAAAGAACCTTCTGCTTATTCAGAAGTCTCTCTAACATATTGACATGATAAACTTTTTCATCCTTACTCATTTGAGGAAACTTGAATACATTATTGTACACTTCCTCTTGAAGTTCGGATATTTCCGTCATTTCTGCGCGGACTACTTCTGATTCAAAGAAACTCATTTCTCTCCTATAACTACTTGTTTAAGAATTTTTTTATAACGAAATACATCGGTATTTAGAAAGGGACTATACTTGCTCATTTTCATGGATGTCAACTCCCACACAGGGTCTTTTAGTTTTTTATCAAACTTTGACTTATATCCAAGAATACGGTCAAGTATAATCATGGTTTCCAAAGATATTTTACCTTGAAGATGCATTTTTAATACTTCAGGATGACGAGACCCCTCAATACGAAATAAAGTATCAAAGTCAGTATCACTGAAAAGTTCAACTTCCTCCCTAAAAAGATAAGAGAGTGACTGAATACGCTTCTGCCACTCTCTATAGTTTCCTTCGCCATTTCTGATAATTTCACCAATCCACAAAGTTTGTGGATCACTACAACTCACGAAGTTTGAAACAAAGAAGTGTTCAACCTCTTTTTCTGACTTTTGACGTGCAACTTTTTCAAACCAGAAACGGTCTTTTCTCTTGTAAAATGACTGTACGCTTGCTCTGGTCTTTTTGTTGTACTTATGGTAGTCGTAGTTGCTTTTGGTGAAGTGGTTCTTCAGAGCAAGATAGGTTTTATAAGCGTCGTAGGGCATCATCGGATATTGATATTGAAAGCAAAAGTAATACGCTCTTTATTACTTTTTTGTTCTTCAACACAATGAAGCGTATTACTAGGGAAAATGATCATTGTACCATTATCACCATCATACTCTTTTTCCAGTTCTGGGAAAATTGTAGGGTGTTTGTGATTTTTATGATAGATCACGCCAGAGATATGCCCTGCATGTCCATGAGGAGGGTTCTTATTACCTTTATATGCAAAGTTTGCCCAAATATCATATCCGTCAAAATGTCCATCCCATTTCCGAAGAAAGTAGTCTCTATGATTACGACCAAAAATAGAAGCACACGCTCTAACGGTATATGCTAACCAATATGAGTTTTCAACTAGTTGACCAGGAATACCACATTGATAGGAATTATATTCATTTCCCCTATCTGGGTCATATCCAATATTTTCATGCGCTTTCAAAAAACCAAGCGGATGATTTTTAATCTTTTTACATTCTCTTTCCCATACATTCAGTTCATCAACAATTTGCTTGGGAAGTTCACAAACAAATATTGGTGCTCTATCTGTAAGTTGATCAATCTTTGCTTTTATTGTCATGATAAAAAGGTAATCGCGTGAAAATTTTGCCGGGTTTTTTTCCACCCAAAAATGGATTAAAAGATCAATTTTGCTCGGGAGGTTCTCTTGAGAAAGTTCAACTCCATTGCTTCATACTTGATCTTTTCTTTCAGTGGTTTTGAAATTAACTTTGGCACAGACTCAATATCAATACTATTCTTCTCACAGAAGAAAACAATAGCATCAATGTAATTCATGTCTAAGTTATCACGAACAAGTTCTTCTATCTCTTGCGTAAACCGAGCAGGGCAGAAGAATTTACTTTCCAATACCTTTTCTAGTTCATTTTCCATAGTTCCAAGTACTGTAATGTGCAAATTCTTATACCCAATGTCTCATAATATTATAAAGAAAGTTTGTGGAGATGTCAAGAATATTGTTTTAACTTATCATTCACAAACTTCTTGATGTATTGCGTAAGTAGTTTGATGTACTTTGTTTTATCGTATTCTTCGTAGACTTCAACTTCTCCGTTCTCACATGCCATGATAATCACGAACTTTTTAACTGGAATACCAGTCAGTTCATGAAGCATACACGCATATGCACAACACTGAACAAAATAACCATCAATCCACTCTCGTGGTTTGGGTTGCTTTGATGTTTTGAAGTCAATAATTGAAAGTTCCCCATCGAACTCAGCAATACAGTCAACCGTACCTGCAACACCTAAGTATTGACTGTAAAGAGAACCTTCTAATACATGAATATTATTTATACGATTCAGAGCAGGTTTAGCAATTTTAAATAGATGCTCTGAAATGGGTTGTACAGTAGGTAGTTTTTCGTTCTTCAGATAATACTCAGTGAGAGTATGCATATCTGTGCCACGACTTGTCGCTCTGCGTGTGATGTTATTGGCTTTCTCTTCACCAACTTTCTTTCGCCAAGCAGCAAACTTTTCTTTATTAAAATGAGAAGTGACTGAAGTAATAGAAACTAACTTCTTCAGTCCATCTTCTCCTGGAACTTTATAATAACGAACCCCGTCAATGGTCTCGCGATCCAGTGACGGGATATCCAAATCAATATGGTTAAACATCAAAGATTCAATTCATTTTTTGCAACGAGGTATTCTTTACAAAGACCTGAACGGACAATATCCTCAAGACCGAATTCAACAACGTCAAATGATGGCATTGCTCTCAGGATTCTCATGAAGTCAGCGATACCATTCTTCTCATTCTGTTTAGTAAGGTCAGACTGAGTAGCATCACCACAGAACATAATCTTAGTGTTCTCACCTACACGGGTAATAATACTATCAAGTTCGTGGAAGTTCAAGTTTTGGAATTCATCAACAATGATGACAGCATTATCGAGTGTAGTACCACGGATGAATGACGTGGACCAAAAAGAAATAGTTCCCTGAGTCTTCAGGTTACCGTAGAGCATTTCAAATGCACTATCGTCTGGCATTTCAAACATATACTTTACCATGTTCTTATATGGAATCTGGTAAAGGGAAGACTTATCCTCATGGTCGCCAGGTAGGAAACCTATCTCACGGGTCGCTACAAGAGACCTAACGATGTAGATCTTGTCATAGGGACTACGGTCACTCAGAACGTCTTTGAGGGCGTTGTAGAGGGTGATAAAGGTCTTTCCTGTTCCTGCTGCACCATACGCAACTAAGTTTTGATCCAGTTTATAGCAACGAAAAAGTTCTTCTTGGTTTTTTGTAAGAGGTTCAATCTTTTTGATATAATCAAGGTTGATTGGTTTCTTTCTTTTCATGTGCTTGTTACTCATCCCGAACGGTACTGGATTGTCTACTTTTTTACGTGGCATAAAAATTAAGTAATAGGCTTTACGGTTGCTCCTGGCATTTTAGATGCTCTTGTTAGAACTTCATTCCAACCAGGTTTTTGCTTGACGAGTTTGTTAGCCCAATCCCCAACCTCTCCAACGTTCATCTGTGTCGGAAGAAGTGGTTTGAGATGTGGGTTCTCTTTTAAATATGGCTCTTTTTCTGCCATATACATCCACTTCTCAAATATCTCACCCGTTTCTGTGTTTTCAAATCTATATGTCGGCATAGTTTAACTGAGTGGTATGTTAATATTTATGAAACCCATTCGAGTGCTGTGGCAACAGCAGGAAACTGTTCACAGAAGATCTCTTTAGCAGAGTTTGCAATATCCATATGCTCTTGCTGCGTTCCATTAGCAGAACGCAGATCGATATAATGAATCCATGACCGCACAGAACCGGTCATGTACATTTTTGTGGGCACAGCAAGGGGAAGTACAAAACGAGCACACTCCTTTGCCACACCTCTACCAAGCATCTGCTCATACAGTGCCATAGAAGATTCAAACAGAGTTTGCATTTGAAGTTCCAGGTTCTGAACATCAAAAGGGTCTAGGTCATCAATAGAGTTCTGTCGGTTCTTTGTGTCTTGACGACGCAGTGCAGGCAGAGGAATCTTATCAAAACCTAGCAGAGATGAATCAGCATATCGTTGTGAAAATTCTTGATATGTAAACGAACGATGCCGGAGCACTTGAGCTGCGATACCCCTTGATGTATTAATTTCAAGGGTCATAAATGCTTGCTCAAAGATAGACCAGTGTTGATGCTTGATGCAATACTTCAACAACCCATCATACTTTTCGTTGTCCTGGTTCTTTGGATTACTTACTCTCGCACAATATGCCATATGCTGTTCTGCATCAGGTGTCACAGAAATAAGTTTAGCGGTATTAATCATTCACATCCCCCTTTAATAAATTTTTTACGACACTTTTTGACTTCTTTCATTTCGTCTTTAATCATCTGATAGGCATCTTCAGGATTGATTCTACCACCAAGTTCCATAGCACAGATGACTTCAACTCTAGTTCCAAAGTGTTTCAGTGCTTCTTCAAAGCAGTTTAGTTCTTCATACATTAGTCTGGATACCCATCGTCATCGGAGAATACTTCATCATAGTCGGTGATAAGTGGTGCAATCTTATCATACTCTAGATATGATTCTGTGTCTGAATACACTTCGCTTTTAAGACACTCAACAAGTGACTCTAAATTTCTTACGATTAGTTTTAGTTTCTCTTTGTCCATATAATAGACGCACACAAAAGAATTATATACAAAAAAAGAGGGTCTGTCAAGACCCTCTTTTCATTTATTGAGGAGAACTATTTCTCCATATAACAAAGATAGAAACGCCACACTTCCGAAGGATACGATCCCAGCGACTTGTAGTGCTTCCATGTCTTCACTTAACGTAAGTTTTGCCACGATAGCAGAAGGTGCCGTGAGACTCCTTGGACTCTACACAACGCTGGTCATACTCAACACCACGATATGCAGTGTGAGAAATCTGAGCATCGTGAAGAGCAGCTGCTTTCTTGATCTGCTTCTTGATGATAGTAAGTGTGTTCATAAGTTTACTCCTGAAATACTAGGGTTGGTAGTCCCCGTTCCTTCAGTCGTTTGCGTCCCATGGACAGTGTGGAGTTGCTTCTTGAATTACTTCAACAAGTTCCACTTTGACTTTATTACTCATATTCTGATGAGCATCGAGGCGTCTGATTATATCAGCAGCATCGGTGCATTTAATATCAGAATAGAGTAATATCTCAAACATGGGATGAACGCTCCGTTCCGCGACTTACTTGCGTCCCAAAATGGGATGAACGACAGGTCTAGTATAGACCATACGTTCTATATAGTCAACTAGTTTGGTATCACCTGATACCAGTTTATAAAAACATTCCTGTATCGCTCATAAACTTGAGTGTTTCTTTCAATGTTCCACGATGGTTGAGTCCAATAGAAATCTGAGGATACTCTGCCTCACTACCAAACTCATCCCGAAACTGTCTGTCACTAAAGTCAACACCAAGTAAGAACTCCCTTACCTCCTGACCACATGCTTCAAGAACCATCTTTGCTCTTTCAGATTCTTGACTCCCATTTGAATACACAAGTGCCTGTCTCATTAGTCTTTATATGTAATTGAAATTTTTCTTTTCTCTTCACCCTTATGATTAAGCAAATAAGAATACTGAACTTCTGCATCCAGTAGTTCAGCAATCTTCTCTACCAAGTTCTTAGTAATATTCAGTTTAGTTTCTTTGCTGCCAGTCATCAATCTGTTCTTGAGT